CTGGAGCTCATATCTCTGGGCTTCCGCCTTCTGTTTAGCAGCAAAAGCCTCAATAGCTTCCTGCTCAACACTCTTTCCACTTAGAATTTTCTTAAAAATTGGCGGGTTTTTTGCTTCTTTATTTGCTTGCTCAATATCAGAAAGAGCGCCCATCCATCTGGATAGATCGCCCGCCATCGACTCAATGTCTCTTCCGACTGCAAAGCCTTTTTTAAGTGCTCCAAAAGCGGCAGAAGCTGCCGCCAAAGCTGATAATGGTTCCATAAATAATTCCCGTATTCATGTTGTTTTTCCCCTGTCACGCTCCTCCAGCAATGCTTGAGCCCCCAAGTAACAGTATTAGCTACAGCCGTTGTAACCACCACCTTTTACCGCAGCACCCATGCCACGAGCCGTCTGGCGGCTCATGCTAGTTGGAACTTTTACGTCCGCTGTCTTGCCGTAAGGAATACGACCCTGATTGTCAATCTGGGCATATTCAGCCGCTTTTGGGGCCGCACCCGGCTTATTTGTTACAATTTTAACTACGCTTTTCATTCTAGTCTCCTCGCTGTTTAAGCATTTCACGTTCCATAGCAGACTGAATGCGCTTGTCCGTCTGCCGCTCTTGCGCCGCAAGCCGCTGCTGGAACTGATCCGCCCGCAACCTTTGGTTCTGTGCATCCAAGTTGAGCTTCGCTTGGTCATTCTGTGCATCCGCCTGTTCGGCCTGTGCCTTAATCTGAAGCTCCTGCTCTTTGAGTTGTACCAGAGGATCAGGCCCTTCACCCGATACCTGCTGTGACATCTGCTTGACCATCTGCATACCTTCCGCAATAAACTGTGCAGTAAGTCCCTCAATTTGCAGCATTTCTTCCTCAGTAGCCGCTTCACCACCCGCCGCCTGACGGCTCTGGATAAACTGAACCGCCGCCCGCTCACGCGCTGCAATCCTTACGTGCTCCATGATGTGCTTCTGCAAAGCCATTGCAATAGCAGGCATACTACCAACCATCGGCGTCGAACCGAAAACCATGTGCGCCATAATATGCGCCTCATGCTCCTGACCCTCAAAAGCCTGCAATGGAACCATGTCCATCGAATCAATGTTCTCCTGTGCAGGGTCTTTAGGTGTCGGCTCATCGTCCGGAATCCGCTTCATAATCCGGTCTACATCCCGTACACCAAGCGCATCGTACATATCACGATACACTTCGTACATATTGTGCATCTCCGGAGCCGCACCAGCCAACTGCAACTTGGTCTGAGCCAAAGCAATACGCTGAGATTGCGAGAATACGTTAGGATCAGACACCGGAACTACGTCTATCCGGTCGTCAAAATCAGTCCGCATCACCGTAGCGTCCGCACCCTCTACAGAATACGGATATTCCTGCGGCAAACTCTCACTCATCACACGAGCTAGGATTTTAAACTCCTGCTTCATGCCGTAATGAAGCCGCTTATGCACCGCGCTCATCACACGAGAGCCCTGCTCCAGCATCGCAATAGTCGTTCCGACCGCCGCGCCCTGATTCCCGTCGCCAACCTTCATGTCAGTAATGGTCGCAAACCGCTGACCAGCATCAACAACAAAACCCAACAGCGCAAATAGCGTCTGGTCAGGCCCCTTGAATGGCAACGGCATCAGGCTGTCACGAATAGCCCCTCCGGGAGCGTCCACATCGCGGAACTCACCGGGCTGAAGCGGGTCATCGTCATCTCTGATCCGTAGTCCGCGGGCTTTGAAACCCGCTGGGAGGTTGGACAACGTACCAGCGTCGATCAACTGCCTCAGTGCCGCCGTGGCGGTGCGTGACAACCCGCCAATGGTGTGAATAAGACCCAAACCATAGAAACCAAAGCCCGGAAGAAACTTAAAGTGCACAAAATATGCAATCTTGCGCTTCAGTTCATCGTCTTCGCGGTAATTACGCCTAATCGACAGAATTTGCCCGTTGTCCTGACTAATTGTGACAACATATGGTACTTTAATGCCCGTCGGCTCACCGTCCTCGTCAACATCCTCATACCCGTCAATGTCCAAATCAACATGACACTCCAAAATGGTGCAGTCATAATCAATCTGTGTGGGAGAAACACCGTCAATACGGTCCAACTCACTGTCCACACTGTCCATTTCCTCTTGGGCGGGGATCACCGGAATGTCCAAATAGAACCCAGCTACCTGCTTCTTACGCAAATCGTTCAACGACATACGCAAAACCTGCGTAATATTCGGACAAGTGTCCAAATCTGACGTTTCATACGGAACAACAAGGTGCTCAGCCGGAATAAACTTGCTTACCGCACGGCCCATTGTTTCATCATAGTAAACTTTTTTGAATGTGCTGCCCGCTAATGGTAAATAAAACAGCATCTGGTCCATGTCAGGCGTGTAATCTTCCATCACACTCGTGACATAATAATTCATAAACTGCCTTACGCGCTGAGCTTGGGACTGCTTTTCTCTGGTCTCGCTTCCCATAATAGTAGTTCGCACGGGGCCGCTGGCTGGCAACAACTCATTGAACGCCTGCGCCTGAAACTGCGTAGCCGCCTCGGCAAGCAACGGGTGCGTGACACCGGACGCACCCCGGAAAGGTTGCGTTCTCTCGTCGTAAGTGAATCCCAAAAGTTCCAAACCGTTAGCATAAGCATCTGCCCACTCCTGCCTTCCCGCCTTGTTGGCATCAAACTCACCCAACAACTCGCCAGCAATCCGCCCAAGCTCACGCTCCGGCATCTCCTCGGCCAAGTTCAAATAAAAATCATCACTCATCCCGCGCTGGTCTTCAGGATCAAAATCAATAGTAACACCACCGTCTTCTTCCGGCGTCACCTCAATGTCCATGTTCTCCGCCATGCCCTCAAAAGCTACGACGTTGTCGTCCATGCTGCCCGGAACCTCTAGCTCCACTTCAGCGGCCAAATCCTCCGGATCAAGCTGCGACGGGACATTCTTGTCCACCATTCCAGCAATCGGTTTACGTGCCATTTAAATTCTCCTCTAAGCCCACCGTATCATAGACCCGCTCGTTTTTCTAGGCGCGTGGGCCGCGGGCCTAGTCGTACCTGTTAATATCAAAAAATCCCTGTGCATCACGCGGGAAGAAAATATCTATGCCCGTGTCCGGCGACTTAAAGCGCCTCTCCCCCGGCTCACGGCCCAAAACTACATCCAACTGGTCAAAAACAGCCTGATCTACCATCTTAGTTAGCTGCTGCGGCGTAGCATCTACACCAGCCTTTGCCAAAAGCTGGGCCCCAAAAGCGTTATTCCGCTTGTCCATCACAACATCCGCATCCGTCGCAGTGCCCAAAATAGGCATATAACGATCAAACATCTCTCCCAGACCGCCTACCTTGGTAGCTGTCTCAGGACCCATGTCCTTGGCCAACAAAGCTGTCTGCAACGCATGAGCCCGTGCATCTTCCAACTCCTGATACGTGGGCATATCATGCCGTGGACGCTCCGCCCGCATCTGCGCCGTAGTGCTGGTGCCATATTCTATCTCGCGGTCTACATCCGGATACCCATACTGATCCATCAAAACCTGCTCAAATGTCGGGGACCCTTCCGGATAATACATAGCAGCGCCCTCGCTGCCAGTACGAGCCGACTCACGAACAAGCCCCTGCTCCTTAGAACTAGGCAAATCTATGCGCGGGTCCAACAAAGCGGACATAATGCCCGCTTCCTCTACCGCCGGATTGCCGCCGTCCTGCAAATATAACTCTGTAGCCTCTGAAAAACCACGAAGCTTAGCAGGCTTTGCTAAACCTTCATACGGATCGGCGCGACCATACTCCTGCTCAAACTCACGCCCTTGAATGGCCGCACTGCGTGAAGGGTTCATAATTTCTAAATTGTAGCCTTCTTCATCAACAGCAGGCTGAAACTGCCCGTCACGGTAATCATAACCCTGACCAAACTCATCATACGAAGGCCGTGTTGCGCGGTACGCGGCTGCCGGGTCGCTGGCCCCAAACATCATTTCATCCATAGACATCCCTGAAAAATCAGTTCCGCCCGCCCCAAGATTTACCGCAGAATCACCCATCAATAATAAGCCCTAACTTGTACGTTACCGTCCGACTCGTCCCAGTCATCACTAGGCAGTTGAACAAAGTTACCCTGCCGGTAACGCATCAATGCCTGTGTCATGCTATCAACCAAATCGTCGTGCTCCCCGTTTGGAAATGGCGCCACCTCCTCTATCATCTCATCGGCAAAGACGGTGTCGGGGGCCCAAACCATACCGGACTCAAAAAGAGGCGACACAGAGTGAACTCGCGTTAGCTTATCATTTCCCTTGCTCGGCGTAAAGTTAACAACAGGTATGCCCATATTTCTTAATTCCTGCGTCAACGGCAAACCAGAAGCCTTCGCCTCAACAATTACCGTATCAGGCTCCCAGTATTGATATTGCTCCAAAGCCTCCTTCTTGAGCTCCGGAAAATCCCATCTATCCTTCTTACTGTCCAAAAGTATGAGTGCCGGAGGGCCCCCAACCTCCTCTGGACGAAATACACCCCATGTTGTTATCGCACTAAAGTCAGCCGTCTCGCGCTTACTAAACGCCGTGTCATAACTCTGAATGACATACTCTAGGTTAGGTATGCTGTCCTTCTCCCACTTGTTCCACCACTCACGGGGGATAATCGCGTTCTCCTCACCCGTCGGGTTCTGCTGATACTGCGCGTTCCACTTGCTCGGCGGGATAGATGCCTTGACCGCGGTCAAGTCTTCAATAGACCAAAACTCCGGCCAGCACGGTTTGTCATCATCAAAAATAGCCGGAAGCTCCACAACTTCCCATTGGTCAGCTAGGGGGTCTTTAGCCATCGCCCTTAAAAGCTGTCCCGTCATATCCTTTTCGGACCACCGGGTCTGAACCAAAACAATCGACCCACCCGGCTGGAGCCTCTGCCGGGGGCCCCCTGTGTACCAATCCCAAGCATCGTCAAAACCGTTTACCGACATCGCCGTCTGCTCAGAATGGGGGTCATCAATGATTACCAAGTCGCCACCACGCCCGGCAAGGTTCGATCCCACACCAACGGCGTAGTACATCCCGCCAGCAGCAGTGTCCCAACGACCAGAAGCTTTACTATCAGAAGCCAGTTTAACATCCGGAAACACCTCTCTGTACTCGTCACTGTCCAAAGATTTTTTGTCTTACGGCCAAAGTTGACCGCAAGTTCTGTCGTGTGCGTGGCCTGAATGATCTTCATTCGCGGGTTCTTGCCCATCATCCAAGCGGGGAACAAGAAGGATG